CGAGGGTGCTGTTGAAGTACTTGCCGTAAGCCGTCTCGAAGCCCTGGCAGATGCGGATGACCGCACGGCTGAGCATCCAGATCGCGTCGCGGCGATGACGAACGGGGAGGGCCGCCTCGGTTGCGTCGAGGTCAGCCACCGCGAAGACATCGTTGGTGATCGTCTCCTTCACCGTGAACACGCTCTTGACGAACATGCCCTGCGGGTAGACGGTCGTGCCGACGCCGATGGAGAACTGCGCCTCCTCGAGCGTGTCCTTGCCTTCCTGGATCAGATCGGCCAGCTCGCTCACGATGTCGGGCCGGTCCTGCAGCGTCTCATACGAGAGGCTGACGAAGCTCGACGCGCGCTGCGCCGTCAGGGACGGGCGGGCGAACGTCGGGCCGGCTTCCGTAACCGCGAGTGCTTCCGTCTCGTAGATGGCCGGCACTGCGCCGACCGAGACACCCTGCCAGTTGTTGGAGCCGGTGATCGTCTCGACGCGGCAGACCACGCGGAAGGGGTTGATGTTCGTCCAGGCGCCCGTCTTGATGAACGTCGGGTCGAACGTGTACGGCAGCATGTAGCCGCCTGTCGTGGTCGTGCCCGTCACGGCGAGGGCCGCGGCGCGCTCGGCGGTGTTGTTGAGCAGGCCGATCGGCCGCATCTCGCGGACGGACTGCTCGAAATCGCGGCGATACTGGAGGGAGCCCGTGAGCAGGATCCGACTCGCGACCTCGTTGGTGCTGTCGCGGTCGAGCATCGTCTCGACGCCTTCCTTGGCCGTCTCCTGGACGACGTTGGAGTGCATGAAGTTGCGGGCCTCCAGCGAGCGCATCGCGTTGTCGCGAAGCTTCTGGTCGCGCTGGATGGGCGAGCCGTAGCCGTAGCCGTTCACGTCGTAGATGTCCGACTCGGACTTGCGGACGATGAAGTGCGGGGCCTCGGGCTGCTCGATCGCAGTCTCCTTCTTGGCGAACGCGCGGAGCACCTCACCGCGGGCGTCCCACGCCTTGATATCGGCATTCAGGCCGTCGCGCTCGGCCAGCTTCTCGTCCCACTGCTTCTGAATGGCCTCCGGCAGTACGCCGGGATGCTGGAGTGACAGACTCTCAAGCTCGCGCTCCAGCTCGGTCACGCGGGAGGCCTTGTCCTCGCGGGTAACGTATTCCACCTTTTTGGTCTCCTTGGGCTTCGGTGCTTCGGGTTCTGCCCGAACAGCAGTCACCTGGGCGTTGGCGTAAGCGCCGCGTTCGAGCACGGCTACGCGTTGGATGCCGATCTGCGTCCGCTCGACCACGCCATCGGCGCGGATCCGCTCGGTGATCGGCTCGAAGACGATTGACATGCTGGTCAGGACGCCTTCGCGGGCAAGCTCCAGCAGCTCGTTGCCGGCATCGGTGCGAGCGACCTTGAGGGCCATGTGCAGCCCCTCGTCGCGCTCCTCGGCGGTGATGCCACGGCCGACCAGCTTGCCGCCGTGGGTGGTCGACTCCAGCGTCACGCGCTCGGCCTTGATGCCGGCCGTCGCGCCGCGGGCGATGCTCTCCTGGTAGACGGTGCCGGGAGTCTTGTACTCCCCGGCGCTGCGGACGGTCGTGGGCTGGTCCCACGGTACGACGATGCCCTCGATGACTCGCTCGTCGCTTCCCTCAGCGGGAGCACGGACTACGAGCTCGGCCTCCAGGTCTCGCCGGATCAGTTCTGTCAAAGCAAATGACCTCCTACGCTGCGCTTGGGGCACATGCGCGGAGGCCACTCATCTTCGGCACTGGCTACTCTGAGCACTGGCCGAGCGGTGTTCAGTTGCTGCGGATTATGCGACAGCCAGGACGGTTTTGCAACGCGAACATTCGAGCTCGGAGCCGGGGCCGAGGCGGCGGGCGACGAGCTTGTCACAGGAGCCGCAGCGGACGCCTTCGCCAGGCGGCAACTGCTTTGGCTGCTCGGGCTCCGGTAGCGAGGACGTGGTGCCCGGTGGCTGGAGCTGGACCGAGTAGAGGTCCGTGTGCTGGAGCCTCGCGAAGTCGCCCGACGTCACTGCCTCGATCACCGACTCAGGCTTGAAGCCCGCGTCGACCAACGAGCGGATCGCGCCGGCCTGGACCGACTGGATGTCGGCCGCGTCCTTCACGTCCTCCTGGAGGAACGAGATGTCGCGGTCGTCATACCACAGGCGCGAGTTCTCAGGCTTCTGGAAGATCGTCGAGAACGCGCCCGCGGCATCGCGCCACAACGGCCTCATCGTCAGGTCGGCGAAGGCGCGGCGGGCCGAGCCGTAGTTGGAATAGGTCGCGGCGTCGAGGCCGCCCTTGATGCCGACCATGATCGGCGGCACGCCGCCAGCCGATGCGATGCGAAGCTCCCCGCCACTCTGGACGTCAACGAAGGCCGCGGAGCGGAGCGTGTCGCCGATGGGCGTCATCGTCGTGCCGCCGCCGAGGAAGAGCGTCTTGTAAGCGTTGGCTGCGCCCTCGTGGTCCTTCTTGAACAGCTCGATCCACTGCTGCGCCTTCTGGAGATCCATTGAGGCGTCGAAGGTCACGACGGCATTGGGCGTCGCCGCGTTCTCGAAGTACCGCAGCTTGTGCGTCGTTGCCGCACCGTCGCCCGCGAGGTCACGAATGGCCGACATGAGCCACGGCAGCCCGGAGAATCTTCGCAGCGGGTCGTGCGTCGACTTGAAGTGCGCCACCTCGGAGCGCTGGAAGTATTCCCACTCCTTGCCGCCGTTGGGGCCGTCGGGCTGGTAGCCGTAGCCGAGCACCTGCGTGTCGATGTCCCAGGTCGTCGCGTTGCTATTCGGGTTGCCCGCGATGATGACCGTCCAGTCCGGGCGAAGCCTCTGGAGCATCGTCGGCCGGCGGAGGACGAACGCGTTGCCGCCCAGGTCGGCGTCCAGCAAGAGATCCTTGAGCAGCTGACTGGTCGTGCCACCCGGCCAGGGGTTCTCGAGCAGGCGCAGATAGGTCGACGGGCCCTGTGTCAGCTCACCCGGGCGGCCGTCCTTCATCACCTGGAACTGGAAGCGGGCTTCGCTGAAGAGCTGGACGCGGGCGTTCTCGACGGCGAACACGATCGGGTTCGAGGCGTAGGCGTTGGCAACGAAAGACGCGAAGCCCTGGCCGATGACCTCCGTGCTCTTGGGATAGGTCTGGCTCGGGTAGTAGGACACGCCGAGCGAGTTCTGCATCGCCATGAGCTCGGCGGGCGTGAAGGGCAGGAACGTCCGCTGCAAGCCCATCCGCGCCAGGAAGCGGTCGTAAAGGCTCATGCGTATGCGTACCACGCGTCAACGGCCACGGCCGGCACCATCGCCTGGGCGTGGACCATCGCCGCGGCGTCGAGGGCGTCGATGACTCTCATGTCCTGCTCTGCTCCTGCGGTGCGCTGAGGGGAGGGTCGGTCGAATACCGTTGCCCCGAGGCGGTTCATACGGGCGATGGCGTTCATCGCGTGTCGGGTGAGCCCTGCATCGCCCGAATGGTGCAACCAGCCGGCGCGCAGACCCTCCATGAAGCGCTCGTACTCCTCCACCTGCTGGGGCATCGTCTGGCCTCGGGCGATCACGTCGGAGCCCAGGTTCTCGCTGATCCAGGCGTGAAGGACGCCGCCGCCGAAGGACGTATCGAGCACGACGGTATGGATGGGATTGCGCTCGTGGATTGCTGCCAGGGCCTTCTCGATGAGATGCGGGTCGAGCTGCTGGCCGTCGCGCGGTGGCACGAGGATCGTCGCCTCGCCGAGGAGCACGAAGTCGTTGTCGCGCTTCCACAGCGGCACGATGGCCGTCGTGTCGTAGATCCAGCCGAGATCGACGCCGACCCATACCGGCTGACCTTCGGGGATCTCCTCGTCGCTGCGCGCGCTCTCCCACTCGGCCTCACTGATGGCTGCGCTGCTGGTCCTGGTGGGCAAGTTGCAGGTGAAGCGCCGCCAGTGCTCCATCGTCATCGTCGGGCTGGCCTTCTTGGCGTTGAGGGCGGCCACGGTGACGGCTTTCAGCGGATTGGCGGCCTTGACGACCTTGAGGTCGTCCACATTGCCGCTCTCGGGCACGGCCCACTCATGCATGAGGATCGACGGAGCGACGGCGCGGACGAATGAGCCCCGGCGCTTGAACTCGGTCGCCTGTTGGCGGATGCGCTCGCGCGTCTGCTCGAACTCGCCACCCGGCTCGCCGGCCGTGGAGATGGTTATCAGCTGGCCATGGCGCTTGCCGAGCTTGCCGCGCCAGGTTGCGTACAGCGAGAGGTCGCGGTGGCGGTGGAGCTCGTCGACGAGCGCCAGCGTGGGGATGACGCCGTCGCCCGTCCGGTCGTCGTTGGCAAAGACTTCGATCGTTCCGCGCGTCTCGCGGTGGACGATGCGGCGATAGCCGTCATAACAGCGGAACGCTGCCTCGAGACGGGGAGTGCGGCGGACGAAGCCCGCAGCCTGGCGGTACAGGATGCGCGCCTGGTCGCGTGACGAAGCACCGACAGGAGCCCAAGCATCCAGCGTGAACTCGCAGTGGTACAGCCCAATCGCCGCCAGAAGTGTCGTTTTTGCGTTCCCTTCGGGCAGGATCAGCCAGTTTTCCGGCCGACCCTCGAACAGGTCCTTGACGAAGGCCGCCTGGAACGGCTCGAGCTTCAACGGCTGGCCGTTGTCAAGGATGAGGTCCTTTGACCATGCCCGGAAGTGGGCGAGGGTGAACGGCGTCACAGGACGAAAGGTTCCGGTTTTATTTCGCGAAAACG